GTGGTGGATTAGCCCAAGAAATTCAAAACAGGATAGCTGCAGACAACACAAAGGCTAATTTAGCTGGAAGCACAACGCAATTATTCAGTGTGGCGACTGCAACAGCAAATGGACATGCTGTAAGAAAAGAACAATTAGATGCAGTATCATCAGTTGCTAATACAGTCACAAGCAAAGCAGCAAAAAACGGAGATTCCGCAGAAGTATTCAGTGCAGCTAACGGTACTACAGGTAATCAGGTAGTTAATTTTAGTCAATTATCGGCAGTATCAGTTTCGGCGGGTGCAACATTAAAAGCTGAATATGCTGAGGCTACTGGGGTTGCTTTGAATATAACTCCAGTAGACATCATAATGGCGACCATTGCTTGTTCTGCTGGTGTTGCTACAAAATTCAGGGTGACAGCAAAAATACCTTTTTCAGTTAATGGTCACAATGACCCATATGCTGTTTTTGTACTGACTAATGTAACAGGTGGAGTAGATATAGATAGCAGTCAGCATTGGGATAGAGACATGGCAAACGCAGGTATGAATGGCATATCTGTATTACAAAGAGAGCTAACAATTACTCCTCCTGGGACAACTGCCCAGTTTAAGGTCAAAGGGTCTACTGGCCCAAATGCAGGCACAGCTGGACCTACATTTAGTGGCGTGCCTAGTTATTGCACATTGCTTATTGAAATAATAAAAACCTAATTAATGAATAACGGAAAACATAAAAAATGATAACAAAACAATACTCTGTGAGGCTCGAAGAATAATGACAATAGTCACTTACAATGTAAAAGTTGGACAATCTATTGAGCCATTTGAAATAAAAGAATCTACAAGCACAGACCAAGCATTTGGTCTGCTGCTTGAGCATGATAAATTTTATATTACAAAAGACTTTCATAATTTGCCAAATATAGAAATCATATCGTCAGATATATATCCAAATGGAAAAGGTGCCACAGTTATAGCTAATTCCGAGCACCTATTGACAACAGATGTATGGATTGATGGAACTCCGTATTGGTACAAAGTCATAAGAAATAATTCTACAAGTCCCCAAATATTTGTTGATGGAATTTTACACGGTGCATATGACGATAATTTTATTTATTGTCATAGCAATGCAAGGTTATTTCAATATAAGACAGATGAAACAATTGATGAAGAATTTGAACAAATTCCAATAGAAATATTTCCAATCAACTCAAGTGCAAATCAACCAGCAGTATTATTAGATGGAAAATACAAGGCTGTAGGAAAGCAAAAAGACAACATCAAAATTGCATACAACAGACCGCAGTCAGACGAAGATATAGTTTTTCTATATGAAGTTACAGAGTGTGCAAACTTTGCACTAGATAATAATGTTATTAGTATTAAAAAATGTTCATTCACAATTGATGACGTAAAATATTTAATAATGAATACAAACAATTACAGATTGGACACTTCTGAGTTCTTGGACAAGGGCTTCACATTAAATGTTTTTATCCTTAATGGTCATCTTGAATACATAGCCAAAACAGCAGATAGAGTTTTTTCATCAAATCCACTACTAGCTGCAAATCCCACATTATCAATTGTGTCGAATGAAACAGTATATTCTGTTGCAGCAGGTCCTTTGAATAAAATCAATCAAACGTTGAATAGCACTATTGATGAAATAGAGCGATTACTTATCATAGAAGCAAAAAGTAATGATGGACTACACTTGGGTACATTTACAAAAAGTATTAATGACAGCAGTATTAATCTTGTAACATACTTAAAACAAGCTAATCTAAAAGAAGAATGCTACGAATATGCAACACAGGATTTATATGGTAGCGCCATCGTTGTGTATGGAGACATTACACATGGCTATAAAGATGTGTACTTTCCAGACAGTTCTGATATTGTATATATGGATAAGAATATACTAGTGCACAATGATATTGTTGGAGACGACCAACTACAGATTGATATCGGCCTATTAGAAGATGTTGCAAATTTAACAATATCTGAAACAATTGATAAGTCACTTTTAATAAATAATAATCCATACGAAATAAACTGCTCTGTGTATCCTACAGCTTTTGAAGACCAAGTAATACTTAGTATTGATGGTGCGAACATAGACTTGTCGCTTAGCAGTATAGTGATATCAGATAGAGTAGCCATAATAGAATCTTTGACAATATCTAAAGATAGTCAAATTTACACATATATAAATACATCGCCACAACAGGCATAGGAAACATAATGACAATTAATGATTATATAGCCAACAGAGATGGCCTGTATGTTCTTGGTGTATCTAAGCTGGATCAAATAAACAGATGGGTGTCAGAAGACCAAATTCAAGCATGCATAACAAATATTAATTCAGTGACACAAGAGATTGGCGACAAAAGCGTAGAATTAAGCCAGTATGCAGATACGGTTATAGAAGCATCAAATACAATTATAAATGGCGCATTAAACAAACTTGCATTTATCAAGTCAACCATTCATATGCTTAGTGTGATTAATCTAACAAGTCGTCAAAACATATCTGTTGTTGATTTAACAAAGGGTTCAAAAACAAGAGTTGTGTACTCAAATACAGATAATGGAATTATTTTGGAGAGCATAAGTGCCAACTAAAACCTTTACAGCGCAGTGTGCAAATAAACATAACTCAATCAAGGTGTCATCAGAACTAGAAGACATAATTATAGTTTCAATTACAATTCCAGATAAAGATGGAAATGAATATTATGTTTCATCTAGCAGTGTTGAACTTGACAGTAAGATTCAATATCGTTATAAAACGTCAGCTTCACCAGTAGTATATGTGACAATCTCTCATCCTCTTATTAACTCCTTGTCGCTTGGCACAGATATAGATATTGACATATTGATGACAGACTTTGTAAGTAGCGGGAAATTTGTATCAGAGAAAAATACAATTGCATTTGGCAATAAGCTTAACGTACACTCAGTTATAACAAATGAATCAGACTGCGGAATACTATGTATATTGCATGGCAACTGTATACAGGCAAATGGAGTCTCTCAGAAGTTCAAAGCAATCATCCCACTTAATGAAAACAGATTAATTGTACAAAAAGCATCAGAAAAACTATTATATACACCAGCAAACTTAACGATGTATTACGATGGATTACAAGTTGAGTCACATAGTTATGTAATAGAAAACAATCTTATAAGTGCTTCATTTGATCTCGATGACAAATATGTTATATATCAAAGAGATAATTCCGTAGACGAAGGCCTTATTGACAACGTACATGTTGATGAAAACTATACGATTAATATATACAAAGAATTTAACCACATAGAGTATGTCGTAGAATTAATTATTACATCTGTCAACATAAGTAAAGTAGAGTCAACACCAATAATACAAAGCATTGCAGTAGTAAGTACAAATGACTATTAACCAACATATATTTAATAAGAATGGCCTATCGTATACAAATGACAATCCTCAGCTATTGTCATTGTTTATCAGAGAGTCTGCCAACATAAACAACTGCATTACAGAACATAATGTAGCAAATGATAATATCTTATTACTATTAAATACAATTGCCACATCTTCGTCAGAGTTATCTGACTTAATTTCTAATACATACAACATGCTTATGGATAGCGTTGTGCTTAGCAATTCTGGCCAAAGTATATTTAGCTTATTTGACCCTGTTGAAGCTATCCTAAGTGGTGTAACAATAGATAGATTAACTAATACTATATATCTTAATAAGCAGATTAAATATAAGGCGCAAATAACAGATGTGCAATACAGCACCAATGGAGATATTGGTAATTCAGTCATTAAGCAATATGTGACACGCGCAAATATTAAGTCCATTACGTCTAGCAATGCAGTTGAGTTTGAGAAATTCGGCACATCAATGCAACTATCTTTAAATATTAAATTCTCAGAAGTCACACCAATTAATGGACTAAAAATCAAGCTTTCAAATATCTCATCAGTACTTCCACTAATAACAAAAATACTATACATAACAAGAGATAATAATTTAGTTGAACTTAATTATGTTGGTGACGTTACATCGAAGATAGCTTCTTCTGAGTCAGAGTATGGAAACATATTTATACAAGCAGAACAAATAAGTGCGGCTGGAATAATTATTCAGATAGAGCAAAATTACCCAGACATAGTGAATGGCAAAGACAGATATACAATAGGATTGTCAAACCTAGAAATAGGATACTACGAATCTGTAGACAGTGGATATGCAATCTTTGGCCCATACAATTCATCAAGTCCAATTCTAAAGATGGCTTATAGTTCGGATATAGTCGATACATCTGGTGGTAGCAACGCTTCTTTAAGTTTTAGTAGCAACAACAAAAGTTGGATTGCGCTAAATAACGTATCAAAAATAACAGAGAATAAAATACTTAACATTAACAATATCTCAAATGACGCGGTATTCTTTGATAAGCCAGTAAAACAATTTTGGCTCAAACTAGAAGTCAACGCATACGATGCGTCAAGTAATGTTGGCAAATACAGAAGACCAATCATAGACAATAGTCAGTACGGTCAAAACATATTGCTAAATGAAAACAATACATTTACTTCGATATACGAAGATGATGGTTTTTACTATGGCTCTACAAGCACTAACAACATAATTCCTAATACAGCATTATTTGAATTTGCCAAAAGCGACAAAGGATACTATGATCTATCAGAAGAGGCTGAAGAGTATACATCTTTTAGTAGATATGCGTTTCCAATAGTAGAGCAGTCAAACAAGGCAAGCATATATAGTAGAGAAAGTATCCTAATAGAAACAGCAAAGCTATTAAAGATGACAACACCCACTACAATAGTAGTGTATTTAAACGGTGTAAATGTATTTGACTTAACACGCAAGTATGTAATCAAAGTAAAGGACGATATGAGCCATGGACTTTATGAACTGCACTTAGATGACGAAATAAAATACATTGACGTATCTTTGGGCTTCGTGATGTCAACAATGGCAACGTTATTTAAAACAACAAACACAAGCGCAACATTAATAGCACCAGATGGACAGACATACATCATAGAAGCAATTACAATAGCTGATACAAAATACATATCACTAATAGGATCTCTGTTCGCATATCAAGATGAAAAGCACAATATATATCCACATATCCCAAAACCAGATTCATTTTATATAGAGCGCGGTGGCATAGTCACAAAAAACACATTTGATAGAGTACTAATAGCTAGTATGACAATCAGTCAGTCAAGAACAGATGTTGGTAGTTATGCAAATAGACATACTTTAATCACAGACGACATTAAAAAAAGCATTGGCGAAACCAGAATGGGCAAATACATATTCAAAAAGATGGCCAAACTGAAGCATTGCAACATAGTAGAGGGAACAGTTAGATTTGATTTTTCAGAAGCTTTCATTAATAGTATGATTAAGGAAGTTAAATTTATAGACGGAGAACAAGAATTTGTATCAAGTGTAAAGAAGACTCAATTCAATAATCAAAATCTAAACAAGATAACATTGGAAGGGAAATTTATAGATGATGGACATCTATCATTTTATGGCGGCAGCAACCTATTTAAAAACAGAGTATACGCTGATGAAGATTTGGTAGAGATTGGAGATTGGTTGATAGTGTTGGAATTTGGCTCATATGTTATAAAACTACCAGAAGGCGTCAAAACATCTGCAAGTGTTGATATAGCAATTGAATACAATGTAGACAACAATTCAATCAACAAAGATGGAATATATTCAATAGATTACATTAACGGTGTAATATATACGTCATCGCCAATAGATGGACATATCATTGTAAAATACAATTACTTTAATATGTGCATAGAAGGAGAAGCTGCAACAGAGTTCACAGCAGACCAATATGTGGCAAGAGACGGAGTATTGACAATCAATAAGCCAGTATCAAAAACATTATTAATTGTATACAAAGAGGGTAAAGATGAAGTCGCAAAATTTAGTGATTCTCCAATTCTAACCAATATAAGCATCAACACTATAGCGGAGTCATACATAAAATGAGTACACAGGCGGAGTTGTCAAAAGCAGCATTGATGCTGATAAACAAAGAGTCGATTACCAAAGTAAGTCTTATTGCAAAAGAGCCAACCGACAACCAAAGTATTGTTATAGCAAATAGCAAATTTAATGAAGAGAATTTTAAACAGCTACTAAGCAATACTAGTTGGCCATTAGCAAATGCCAAAGACCTATACAAGACATATGGTGACCGCATAAGCCAACAAGAGAGAATTCACTTAATGCAGGTAGATAAGATGCAGAGAAGCATTTTGACAGAAATTATACCAGCAATAAAATCAATTAATTCACTGTCTGGAAGAAGCTTGGGATATACATATGCGCACATTATAGATGAAAAAGAAATAGAATATGATACAGAAGATAATGTGGACATAGTAGATGTACTAACAGATGCCACCTATAGGGTATATGCATTAGCGAATGGACATATATTTAATGGGACAATTGATTCTGACAATGTTATTGAGTTCAAGAATACATTTAAAGCAAAAGAGCTAATTCTAGAAATAGACAAACAAAATACAAAACCATTTAATCAGATTAATATAAAGACAAAAAGAATAGAGAAGATAATAATTGGAACATCAACAGATGGTATTGAGTTTAGATATAGCACATATAAGCAAAAGGCAATATATTCTAGTTCAATATCGTTGGAGAAAACAACAGACAGATTCATAAGAATAATCTTTATACAAAAAGATATAATTCCTATGGAAGCAGGAAAGTTTGTGCATAGAATAAAATTGAATGAAATATCAATTGGAATGAAAGCACAAAAAGAATTACTTAGCTTTAGCACACCAGAGTACATAATAAACAAGACATGCTCATATGTAGGATTGCAAGACAAAGTAATGGGGAAGGGGTCAATTGAGTACATGGCCTCAATTAATGGAAGAGAGTTTACAGATATAAAAAATGTAAACATAGCAATTAATGAGTTCTTTGAAAACAAATTAATAGCATTAGATAACACAACAATACTAGAGCCAGAACTAATAGCAACAAACGAAGTAATGATTTTTGATGCAACTAGAATGTGGACAGAAGATAGTGTTGGAATGTATGGGTGGTTTAAATTTAACGAAAACGTCACAATAAAAACAGAAACAAATAAGATAATTGTTGATGGAATAATACAAAGTGGAACAATTGTAATTGTTAAGGGTGTTCATAAAATACATATCATTAATGATAATTTTATAAACTATTTTAACGAAAAACAAATAAGTAAAATTGTATATAATGACGACGTAATGACTGGAACAGACTTTCTAGGAGGAACGCATAGCGTTACAGACGCAATGTATCCATACAATACAAAGTACTTGGTAGAATTAAATGGAATCAAACTTGGGAAACTTATAGAAGATACAGTACTTCAGAGAGTAGAGGAAGGATACAGAATTGATGTCAATGACACAAAGGTATACAATTTAGCCTTTAGAAGTACAATAGGTACATTAAATACAATTAAGATTAAAGGCACTATTAACAATGTTGGGCGAATAGAGCCAACTACTATTAAGAATATATTTGTGAATATAATATGAAGACACTAGCGCAAGAAAAGAATACAACAGCAGATGGATTAATAACACTATTTGCAACAAATAATGACTATATAGCGGGCTCTGTTTCGGTACTATGGCTAGATGAAGGAATTGTAAGATGTCCAGATTTCAATGAACTTGGAGCAAACTTCATTGAGATTGTAAGCTTGGTTCCAATAGTTGGAACACTGTTGTTTACATATGAATATGAGAATCCAGACATAGTGAACGTAAATTCAATTGTGCCTGGATTAGCTCCATGGGATTCTACAAAAGTTTTAAAGCTAATTACAATAGTGACATCAATGCAAGAAACATTGAATACTATGGAAACTGCGCTTGGCAACAGAGTATCCAAGCAAGAATTCAATAGCTGGTCTGCAGAAATAGAATTATCATTAACTGAGTTAAGAACACTTAATGTGTAGATAGCTCTAAAAGCAAATCAAAGCCATGTTGATGAACAAAATTCTCAACTGGCATATCTACAGAAGAATGGAACACTATTAGATGTTCCATTTTCTTTTTCTGACTTTGATGAGATTCAACAAGGTCAAGCCATCCAGTTACAAAAACCTGAATGAATGCTTTTTGCGTAAAAGTAACAATGTTAGATTTATTAATATCAAACTTTGGAAACGATGCTCTTTTCATCTTGGTGACTGTATGTGTCAAAAGATCATGATAGTTAGCAACAAACAAGTTCTTAAAAAACGGGTCATGCTCACATCCACATTTCATAAAGACATGAGAAAACATAATGTCGCATAACCTCATATAATGCATCTTCATAAAGTAATGAACATCATTGTAAAGAACATATATGTACTCACTCAAATTATCCCAATCCTTATTCTGATACAAATACTTTAGGTATGGAGTATAAAAATAATTAATTTTAACAAACGTTCTACCTTGAGTAAGAATTTTTGAAACATTTAACCTAGACTGATTAAGTCTTATAACTGGATGTAACACATTAGAGGCAAGGTCAACAAAGGGCATAAGCATGCCCTTCATATGTCCGTCCTTCTTATTTTGTCGCCTCAGAATGAAGTCAGATAGTCTTGCATCTTTATTGTAATCTGGACATTTTTCATATACACGATGTCTCTGTTTTACCCTATGTGCTTTGATTAAGGCACTGGATAAAGATTTCTTATTGATAGGCAAGATATCTGACTTCAACTGAGGGCTTAATTAAGTCAACATATTGTATGTCTTTTGAATCAGTATATAAATCATACTTAGCAGCTACCTTCAGTGCAGTTACTGCATCTGCACCAGCCTCTAAGGCACCCAAGGCATACTTAGCACCGCTGCCAATACTCATACAGGTTGTAGCGCATGCACCAGCATATTGCAAACCATGATACATTTCAGATGACTTATCAACGGTGTAATAAACATATGATGTAAAATTGGCTTCACCAAAAATAGCTCTAAACTTTTGAACAACAGTTGAGTCACGTAGATTATTAAAATTCTCTACAAAGTAAGCTGATTGTGCTTTGTCTCCAATGCACACAACGATTACATGCTCAACTGGCTCAGAATTGGTATCCAAAACATATATATTATCAGAAGGCACATTATGCCTAGTGCCATTAATAATATTAATCATATCTACTGCAATCGTATTGCCATCACAAACTATAGTACTCATCGTCCTGGAATATCCTCATATTTTATTTCTATATAATAAGTATATTCATAGTCATTAGAAATCTCTGTACTTAGTATAAATATAACACCACATGAAGATGAATAACCAGTGATAGTGGGACAATCCATAACTGGATCATAACCAACCTCCAGAGTCCATTCAAGTCTGTCTCCACATACAGGACAGCAAGTCATAAGTGCAGATTCAATAGTCTTATATGTTTCTAATTCGTTAACATCTTGATACGGTGTATTCATCTTTTTATTTCCATCCCATTAATAGAGACTGGAGTTAAGAAACCCCAATCTTCATCATATTCAAATACAACTTCCACTTCACTAAAAGCTTGTTTAATAGCATTGCACTGTTCATCTATAATAGCTTTCATAGCACAAGACTCTATTAAAGGCAGGTCGTCTGATTGCGCAAAATACTTAACTGTGATTTGACTAGTCATACTTAATTCCGTTGGCAATTAATAGCTTTCTAAGTTTAGTAATCTCATCCTCTGCATAGTCAAGTGCATTAGTGAGCATTGTATTGATATCTTTTTCTTGCTTTATGGCAATAGGATCTAAAGTTTGTGCATAAAAACAAGCAACATCGTATTTGACTTGTAAATCTTTCAGCTGCTTCTCCATAGATAAACACAGACATCGCAATGATGCAAATTGCCTAGCATAACAAGTTGGATCAGAAGTTGGTTGATACGGCTCTATCATCTAATTCATGCTCCACACCATATTTGGATTTGATGACTTCAAAGTGAAGCAGAAATGACAAGCAGCAAATAGCATGCGCTAAATGACTAATGCCACTTTCATCATCAAGGTCACTTTCATAAGAGTTATTCCAAGAGTTTAAATGACGCAGTGAAGCGTCATATAGCCTTGAGTAAACAATTCCTTTTGACCAATTATGTTTAGCATACTTCTGTGCGCCATAAGTTAATACTTTGCTAACTTCTTCCAAAGCTAATGGTGGGAATAAACCCAACATTGTTTTGCCACCATCATATTTAAGACCACCAGTTACAGGAAAATCTTGAATTCCAAGACCAGCTTGATTTGGAATTGCAAGATCTACATGGTCTGGCACTTTAGGAACCTGAAATTCAGTGGTTATTGCTCTATTGATTTCTACACCAATATCTGGCTCGTTATTACAAAAATTCATATTAAAACTCTAACATCTCTAAGTCGTCAATATTATTGACGATAGTATTTAAGGCGTAATTATTACCATCAGCCTCTTGTTGCGCATTTTGAAACTTATTAATATCTAGCCAGTTATCCATATATTTCAAAGGATTGCTTTTAGGCGAATCAATAACAAAAGATGATGGCATAAATGTCTCTGCCATAGCAGAGGCATTATAATCAACCCATTCATCAAGAAGCACAACATTAAGACCAACTATAGATCGTCCATTGCTAAATAAATATCTGTTCCAAGTTTTTTCAGCAGCAATTATAGAAGTAATCATATCTACGATATAATCATAACATTCAACCATTGCAATCTGACCACGTTTAGTTTTAAGTTCTTCAACAATAACAAGCCTATCAAGTTCTGCATGACAACCAATCTCATCCTGCATTATTTTCTGTACAAGCTTTCCTATACCCTGGAAATATCCCTGTTCAACAATAGCAAATGTGGCAGCAAATGAAGCCATAAACTGGAGTCTTTCAAGGCAATAAAGAGCAATTATAGCTTTAAAAATAATATTATATGTACTTTGGTCATTAGGAATTAATCCAAGGGAATATTTCGCACCAGCAATTCTTAGATCCTCAAAAGCAGTAGCAACAATAGTTAATCTATCAAGTACATTATTATTATGCATTACCCTAGAAAATACTTCATTAGGATCAGAAACACACTGTCTAACAATCTCAGAATAAGTTAATGCATGCAGCACCTCTATTTCGCTAACCTTTTGTACAGCTGCCCAATATTCAGAATTAGTAACGAAAGGAGCAAGCAAAGGAGCTATAGCACGAGAAGCAACACTGTCAGCTTCCCACTGAAACGCTATATTCTCAAGCATAACATCATACGTACTACTTGGACAGCTAAGCAGGTCAAGTCTTGATTGCTCAAGATTAATTTCATCCTCAGACCAATCAATTGACTTTTGAAGTTTGTATATAGAGAATATTTCAGGATAGTGAACATTCACACTATCATAAAGACCAGGTTCTTGTCCCAGGAAAAGACTATGCTGTCCAGTTTCCCATTCGGTGTTCTTAGTATTAAAAATTGTCACTACATCTTACATGCGCCACTTGCACATGCCTCCAAATCATCTGTCTTATTTATTTTGACACCAGAAGCACTATTTATATAGTATCTAGTTTTTATGCCACACTTATGGCGATAAAGAAATTCTTGCAGAAGCGTCTTAGTGTCAATTTTTCTATCAGAACCTTCTTCGGAATACTTAATATAAAAATCAGCAGATATAGATTGACCACACCATTTTTGAAGAATTGCATAAAACTCTATCATATCTTTTGTTGGAATATCCCACGCAAGCTGATATTGATTCTGAAGTTCTTCCCAGTCTGGAGCTATAAACACACGCTTGTTATCATTATCTGTTTTGATAACAACACTTTCTCTTATTGGATAAGGCCCATTAGATGTGTTGCTAGCGCCGCTTGACGATTCACAAGGCATATACGATTCAAGAACAGAGTTTCTTATTCCACCATTTGCAACAATATCAGCCCTTAGAGATTCCCAATCAAACATATTTTGTTGAGCGGTTATCGTATCAACATGTCTACAATAAGTATTAATTGGTAACCATCCATCTGGGTATTTACTACGTTCCATACCAGCACAGACACCACGCTCAATTGAAAGCCTCAAGGAGGCTCTATGGAGCCAATAGGAGTGCATTTCGGCAAGTCTATGTACATAGTCCTTACCAGATTGTGAATCGTACCATAGGCCCTTATAGGCCATGTCATAAGCTATATTTGTTATTCCAACACCAGCAGATCTACGATATTTTGCTGTAATTTCAAGACTAGCAAATGGATATTCCATTATATCAATAACATTATCAATAATAAGCAATGCGTAATAAGCAACATCTTCATACTCATCTGGTTTAACCCTACCAGCAACAATTGCCATAAGATTACATAAGCCTATTTCGCCATTAGAAGTAGCGGAATATAAATCCATCATATTACTAAATGGTTTGGTGGGAAGACAAATTTCCATGCACAGGTTTGAAGAATTAATTCTGTCCTTAAATGGAGTGTGATAATTTACATTATCAGCAGCAAATTCATAATTTCTACCAACCTCATAAGAATTAACCAAGAAGGTGATAGCTATATCTCTAGCAGATACAAGTCTTTTTGAAACTGAATCATCATTCAGGTACTTATTATAAAGTTCAACAAATAATGTCTGATCACCAGAATACATAGAGTCCCATAAATCTTTTGCATAAAAATAACTTATAAGCATCCACTGTTCGCCTTTCGCAACCTTCTCAAGAAATACCCTATTATACGAAAGCGAATAATCTATATCTTTTATCTTTTTCTCAGCAATTGTAGTTGGATGTCTTAACGCAAGAAGATCCTCTATTTCTGGATCCAATGCATTAAAGAAGATAGTTGCAGCACCACCGCGACCAGCTTGGACATTTGCATTTACATTCTTTTCTATAACCCTATAATAAGGCAACTTACCCATATGCTTAATTGTTCCACCACGAACAGGATCACCCTTACTCCTAGTGAATACAGCTCCACCAATACCTGCAGATGCACAAGTCATCATATAGGCAATATGATCGCCAGCAGCTAATGAAGGTATATTATCTTCAGATGCATAAACACAACAAGAAGATAGGCCTCTATGTGGAGTACCTAGATGAAGCATATAAGGGCTAGGCGCATTGAGTTTTTTATCACTTAAATACTGATATACTTTCTTAACATCCTCAATGCGTCGCTCTAGAGGCTGATTATTCATAGAAGCCATTGCAACACGCATATACATAAATTGCGGGGTTTCATAACACTTGCCATTTACTTTGTCAGTAATAGAATATTTTTCACGTATTTGCTTTAATTCAGAATGAATGCATCGCAAATCCTTATTATGATCAATTACGGACTGCAGCTCGTCAAGCTCAGAATCTAAATAATTCATATTTGCCCATAGACCTTTTAGGATCATAGAATTATACATCTCTCTAAGAGTAGGTATATTAGTATGACTGCCAAATACAACCTTGTATGTATCTCCAGCATATAGCCTACCAGCCATATAAAGATGAGCGCTATCGGCTCTATCTATACATGCAGATATCATTGCACCTTGAAGATCGGAAGTACTGCATCCATCAAAGCATTTTTTTACAGCATCAAGAGCTATTGAGGACCATTCAACATCTAAATCAGATGCCCATTCAGCCCAGCGATTCAACTTATCAGCATTAAAAGGCTCATAAGTGCCATCGCGTTTTTTTACTTTTTTTATCACTTAAAATATCCATTGGATATTATTTATGTACATAATACATAGTGTAATTGATTCCCATTGGGCAGCAACTAAATCAAAGGCTCAAACACACCATTGACAACCATCCCATCACGGACTTCAATGCCTACTGGAAAGATGGGCACTCCGAGTATCAGAATAATTTTGGAACTTGATGGTAAGCATTTTGCCAATATAGGTTTGTAAATTTTGCCACTGTTCTTCACGAACAGAATTTGGTCCAATACATCTAACACTGAACAGTTTGTCATCATGAGTCTTACAAACAAAAACACATTGCCCTGCAGATAGGCCTACGCCTTCCGCGCCATCGACAATCTCGAATTCAGCATCTTGGAAATCTTTGTATTTTTGTAAATCAACACTACGATGTTTAAATTTATAAACACCATCAGTGTTACGAATCATTGTGCCTTCAAAACCCTGAGCAGTAAACTCAGCGTGTCTTTCAGCAAGTTCTTGTTCATCGCGTACTAAGTAAGTAGGCACAAGGATAATAAAATCAGAGTCGGCATAAGCAACCATTTGAGAGATAATTTTGTAACGTTCATCAAAGAATAATCCTTCCACTGCTAGGTCATAAACCCAGTATTGGATTCTAGACAAGTTAATGTCTAAGTCGGTTTCATTTTTGATTGCAGTCATGATCTCTTGAAAAGAGAGCTCGTGATTATACAGTTCGCCATCCAAGATATCAAGAAGATTGAGTGCATCAATTAAGGCATCCTTAATCGCCTGAATAGCCTTATATTCTTTGCCACCCCTACTGGTCGCACGCATAGCCTGAGCTAATTTCTTAATAAGACATCTTGCACCGTTTAATTTAGGCTGCACATAGCAAGGATAAACAACATTATGTCCGCGCTTAGTAAACTCATGAGCCAACATTGGCAATTCAATTTCAACCTGCTGTGCTAGCAGGTTGTGGTCAGACACATATTGCTCGTCTATCTTTTTGTTAAACGTAGACTGAGCTTCAAGTGCAGCTTGCTCATATGGAGTTGTAGCATTCTTTTTTCCAATATTTTTACCAACACGAACAACCTTATCATTAGATGTAATTGTTTGGCCAACGTATCCATGACGAGTCGTTATTAATCCGTACCCATCTTCAGTGGAAGATACAGAAATTGTCCACTCTTTTAGCTTTCCTGTGGAAGATAGGCCAAATAATGTTGGCCAAATTGTATTTTGCTGAGTCATCTAAATCCTCTTTTAATTTTCTGCCATTGATCGCTACGATACTTTTTGGCAACCTTCTGAATTTCTGAATTCTTATTTTGTTTATCTAAGCCTTCATATGGTGCAGAAGGATAGTCAATGCTGTCTATTTTATTTTTCAACGCTTCAATATCCATACCAATACAGTCTCCATCAAGTCTAATCAACTTGATCCCATGTTCCGCAATCCATTGTTCTTTTTTTAGATCCCTTTTAGCAGCAAAGACGTATCCAGCTTCATCCTTATGAAAGAACTCGTTATATGAAAAATGTTGTCCGTCCATCGTATTCAACAGCAATTCCTAAATGCTCAATGAGAATATCTATTCTCAGATTTAAATTAGGAATAACATATTCCCAAATAACGTTAGAGAATCCATATATCTGACAACACAACTCATACAAATGATGCTGGTGTTTAGAACCACGATTATCAACCATTATAGTTTCATAACACCTTGATCCTTAAAAAACTTGTCATAAGTTTCATATTCCTCATCTGTAATAACTGCAAAATTAGAACTACTAAACATCTTAATTGCAAATTTATTTATCACTCTTTCAATAAAGTAAGAGTTAAGAACTCTGTCAACATACATTACAATAATGTTGCCATCATCGTGAAGTATTCCAACAATACGTTGATTATCATATGAGTCTTCTAGTGGTAAACCCTCTTTTGCAGAGGCTAAGTATTTTAATTTCATTAGTAATTGGAATTCCTACAGTTATTTTTATAAGGACACATGGCACAAAAATGCACATTTGCACTCTTTGGTAAGTTAGTTTGATTATATTTGGCAACATGCTGCAACACATAGTCTGTAACAACTACAGATGAGAACTTGTGATAATCAATACTATCCTTGGCGATTTGAACCACATGGACATTCGTTGTTTTTAAATTCAACTCAATAAGATAGTCTAGTGCCAATATTAATTTGGTAAAACGCAAAGGCTCATCATTGTAAGGCCTAACGGCTGGAACAATTACAAGCAAAGATAACTCATTCTTTTCATTAACAAAAATCAAATCCAAAAGAAAAGAATAACTTTCTCTTTTGTTTATACCAGTAGCTTTATATACAACTGTATTTGCCATGATATGTTTTGCATTAAGCAGTACTTCAGCAATAGAATCATATAACCTAGACATTCTGACTGTATTGTTTGTAATCTTTTTAAGATTGGTGGCAGATGTTTCAAATAAACTAAAAAATATCTTTTCAACATGTTCAGTAAGTTTTGAAAATGTAATGTTTGGAGTAGCAAATAAAAGATTAAAAGCAGACTTAGTAAGCATTGCTAATATCATTTCTGGATTATCTTTATAATCTGCAACATCCAAGTAATCATAAGTTGCAATCGAGTTGCCAAACCTTAGCGCTCTATTGTCATACATAGATATGTTGGGACAGAGCGCATCAAGTGGCAAATCATTTAGAGTTTTAACAGGCTTTGGCAGCTTAATCTGCTTCGTATTCATCCGAATTCATACCTTGAAATGCAAGCTGCTTATTGGCTTCAAGAAGATTTTTATGCTCAGCTTCTGAAACTTCTACATAGAAAGCCTTATCAGGCCAAAATTTATAAACAATTGTTCCTTTAAAGGAACAGATTTTATTTTTACCAGCATTCATTGATACACATGGTAGCTTAGTGCCGTCTGCAGCCCAATGGTACTCAAAAGTTTTATCTCTATTACGGTGAAGCTCACTAGATAAATGACCAATAAAGTTTGAATCATATACAAGCTGTACTGTCTCACCGAGGTCATCATTTACTGGGAGTCTATCATTGGGAATTTTTCTATATTCACAGTTCATTACAAGAGTACAGTTATTAGTCACAGCGATGTTTTTAAATTCGCCAGACATATGCTTATACTTTGTTCTGCTATCTTGAAAGCCATCACATCCATAAAGATGGAAATTATCACCAAAGATAAATAAATCCCTATCTGGATACTTAGATGAGTAATGTTTTGCAACAGTACGAACATAATCTAATGTTCTGCCATCTTCGGCATCAAGAATAACCAATCTATCTTGTTCAGCATAATTAAATAGTTTTCTATAACTAATTTCCCTTTGCTCCATAAGAGCTTCATATTCAAATGAATCCCTATATAAGTATGGAGTAGCAACTTTATTAATATTGATAGCTTCAAACAAATCAGGATCAGTATTATATAACCTGCACGACATATCGTAACAGGCAATACGAGGTATCAACTCTTTGGCAGTGTCATCAATACTACTAAATACAACCATAGCATTAGGATTATGCTGAACTATATTCCAACACAAATTAACTAAAGTAGAGGTTTTCGTTGTGTTCAATATGAGTCGTTAATTCATACCCGCACCATTACGTGCAGCTGCATGTCACCATGCAGACCAGACTATATCTTTATCTCAATACTGAGATATCTACTGTTTCGAGCCACTTGGCCCTACACCCACGTTACGGGTTAGTCGTTAGAGATTTTCAGGATATTTAATATCCGTCTTTCCTACGGGATTGTCTCAAAATGAGAGATTCCCCGTTTAAGTAGATTACAGGTATATATCACTACATACCTAGGCAATTACATATAATTTATAATCTTATTTGTGTATACCAACCTAGCTCACGCCAGGTTTTACCAACAAAAGGAAAAGCATCAAAGTCCTTAATACCAACAGCTGCAGTTTTAGTAATAACTAAATCACATCTTTCTTGACATCGTTTTTGAACCTGTTTAAAAGTAAGTCCAACTTCGAGAATTTTAGAATCTTGATAAGATACAAAAGTACCAAATGGAGTAATCCAGTTAATATTTAATCCATTTGTACTTCTGCCGCCTTTGGCAAAAAACTTCATTCTAGATATTGACTGCTTTTCTCTGACCTCTTTAGATGTGACTTTACCTTTCATATGACCAGCATTAGAAGAGTAATATCTTTTTAAAGATTCAGAAATAGACTTACGAGATAATTCATCTCTTACAGAGCCATTAAAGATATTCAGCAATGTGCCGCCATCCATAGTGCGCTTATATGTATGTATTAAATCATGTTCAACACATAAAGCATCATGCTCACTAAGACAGTCTTGAACTCTTTTAATAATTGGTTCAAATCCATCATCTAAAATTGATTTAATATAATTCCATTTAACCATATTAGGCTCTCTGGAAATCCAATTATTTTTAACAGCTCTAAGATGTTCAGTATCTCTGTACTTTTTACCTTTTCCTACATAAAATACGTTTCCATTTCTTGGATCGGTATATGTATACACATAATATTCATTTGTCATAAAATCTCCTAATTTGACATTAGGAATAATATACAACAATTATTTACAAATTACAATCACCAACGTTACCCACGCCGCCGATTAGGATTAACTTTTGTTTTAAGTCACCACCCCAAGCAGTTTTTAAGCTTCTAAAGTATGGGCCAAAGTCATGAATAACATGACCATTTTCAGACTCCTGATATTGCTTAATAGACAAAAGCTTATTAACCTGAGTAGACACCTCAAATGCAGAGCTTTCATACTGCTTAGCAACACCACCAAGCTTATCAATGGCAGAAGACAGTATAGATTCAGCACCAGTTGGATTATCGGTTAAAGACTGAACAAGCTCCGAAATGATGCTATCTTTTGCTCTTCTTATTTTTTGTTCAGTAGCATTTAAGATTTTATCAATATCGTCACGAATTGCCTTTTCACTGTAAGCAGTAAAATCAGCAAGTTCCTTAATCATGCCATCTCTTTTAACAGATGATGGCTCTGCGGCAACAATTGGAATCATTGCTAAACATATAGATTCAGGGTCATATTCATCACCATCTTCTATATATTGATTAAGTCTCCACGTAAAAGGGTCTACTTTAGGCAAAGCTAAAAATGAATCAATACCGTTATCTCTAATATATTCATCTGGGTCAATCTTCAGCTTAACAATAGAGTCGTCTGCCTTAACTTCCTTGTGCGGTAAAAAGACAAAACGAATACGAAGGTCATGTACAGTTTTTAAAACATTATCCAAAACATCTTTGGCCTTAGCCATACCTGGGTCGTCGTTGTCCAAACAAATAACAACGTCATAGATTCCATGACGCTTACACATGTTGAGTTGAGAATCAGAAATACCCAACATGGACAGTGCACATACATTCGCAAAGCCAGCAATGTGAGCTGTAACAGCATCAGCATAGCCTTCAACTATATACATTGCATTACTTGTCTTTTTAGAGGCAAGATGAAATAAATACATAGAGTCTTTTTTAGAATAAATTGCACTCTTCTTTACATTGATAAACTTTGGACCATGAATAAATAAACCATTATCATCTTTTACGCCATCGTAAACTAAGTTTCTGCCAGCAAAGCCATTAGGTTTGCCATACTCATCATACAAGGTAAAAAGAAGATTATTAGGTGAAAACAATCTATGATTACTGAACTCATTGTCATCTAACAATTTTGTACTATAGCCAAGATTTTTCAGATGCTCACGCATTGCCTCTAAATCATTACAACATCCAATGCCAAGTTTTGGCAAAGATGACGGCGGCCATGCACGTTTATCGAGCTCATTAATTTGCAACTGATTAAAAGGTTGCCCAACAATATATTCTGCAACAGCCTTATATAGATTATATAGGGTAAGTTTATGAATATCTTCTTGAGACATTTGCTGCATCTCTAGCTTTACACCAACAACCTCGGCAACGTGGACGATTGTATCATCTATAAAACCAGGGCCAGATATTGGCTTATGATGCAAAATGTGAGCACAATTAAATACATCCAAAGATGTATTGCATCCAAAACAATGAAGCTTAGGAATACCATCATCAACAAAATAAGACATAGACGGATGTCTATCGTCGTGAGCAGGATTAAGACAATGAATTGGTTTTGACAAATCAAAGCCATGATTGCTCATGTACTTCATTAAGTTAGTTTTTAAATTAATGATTTGATCATCTAAATTTGCAATCTTATAAAGAGACAATGTTATTACTCGCTTTTACTTTTGACCATCAATCTTTTTCTGAGCCTTACATGTATCAGAATATGAGCAATAAGCACAATTCCAATCACCAATAGGATTCTTAGTAGGATTTTTGATATAGTTTTCGTATTTATATTTTGTAATTTCGCCATTCTCATAACGGGCATCAATTTCACTTGAAGACAAGGTATGTTGAAAATCACCAACTGGAATTTGTCGTTCCTGCAAATGAGTCATCAAGCTATCAAAACGAGCAAAAACACCTTCCATTGAAATAGATTTTTCAATATATTCATACGGTTGACCATCATAGTCAGTTGTTTTGATACGCGGATGACTGCGTTCAGTACGTGAGTCAACATGCACTGTGATTTCAAACTCTTTATTATTGTCAGGACTACTACAAGACCTGTCAAGATATGTAAGATAAGTTCTATTCACTTGCTCTTGTAATGTATGCTGATACAAAAATGCTTGAATTAAATTCTGCATCTTAGGCTTAGGCTTATTATCTCTTGAACCACAAATCTCTTTCTTCGCGGCATAATTTGCGCCGCTATAGGACTTATTTTCCACAATAGCTAAACCACCATCATGGTCTCGAATAACAATGTCCAACTCTCCAGAGATATATCTTTCTGGGATACTAAATTTCGTACTATTAGCAACCCATACACCAGCTTCTTTTAACTTAGAGTTAAGCATACCTTCAAGTAAGTTGCCAGCAGCAAATATATACTGAGAATACAATCCAGACGGATTAGACTCCTCATATTGCATGCATCTATACCACTGCGCCCTTAAGCACGCGCCATGCACCGTAACACCATCAATTTCATCCACACATGATGCGGACGATGGATAAAAGCTTGGCATACGTTGAACTTCTAATGGCATCTTTTCCATCAATTTTGTATTCAATATACCAAGAACATAACCAGTCATATTAACCTTCAATCTTTAAATTTTCTTTATATGCATCTATTTGTCGATACAATTCTTCCTGGCCAACCATCTTCTTTGTGTTTAGCAGGAGTGTAGTAGCCTCAAGCTTCATTGCCATAGACAATGAGCCTGTAGTTATCTGCTGCAATAGCATTTCAGCAGATGCAAGCCTTGTTTTTAATTCTTCTAATTCATAAAGCAATACATTTGGCGTCATGCCAAATACTTGCCTAAATTGAAGAGCAAACCTTTTTTCAGATTCTGCATGTTCCATTTATATGTTTAGTTAAATACACGTTGGGAATCTTATTAATTTCACGAATTGTATCTATTGAAAGATCGTGCAAATAAATAGTTTTAATATGATATATGTAGTTGCCAATATCTATATTAAGATTCAATTTAAATTCTGTAATCTCATTAGATGTTAAAGCAGAAATTTTATTTTGTAGCGATCGAATTTGAACAGTACCTGGAGCATCATTGAAGTTAAGATTCAAAATCTTAATATCATTAGACTCCTTTGTATAACTGCTATTCTCAAGCGCATTTGTTAGGTCTATTACAGACTGTATATTAAGAGTTACACCCCTTGCGCCATTTTTACCAACGAGATAGAGAAGAACAAATTTATTATCAATAAGAATATCTTTAACGTTACTATATCCGCTAAACATAACACAGCTAAACGTATTGCCCATATGGTCCATTGCGTCAACAAATGCCATTGCATTACCAGTCTTAGTTTTATGCTGTTTTACAGCCTTAAGCTGACATAATACAAACGCACTATAGCCATGGGCATCTATGCTCTTGACAAATGATTCTGAATCAACGTAGCGCTCCATTGTTAAGCCTTTAACAATTTCAAAAGGATTACCAGACACATAGATGCCCAATAGTTTATTTTCTTGCTCTAAAATAGATAGCAATGTAAATTCAGGATAATCTTCATCAGTAAAGTATTCATCTTGAATAGCAATATGTTGCTTAATTAAATCTATAGCAGGAGGAGTCTTAGGATTTGTTATTAGGTCAGAGCTATATTTTTCAAAAGATCTAACCATACAAGAGCGCTTATAACCAAAGCTATCCATTGCACCAGAATGTATAAGGCTTTCAATATGAGCCTTGGTAATGCCATTTAGTCTAGCCTTAATAAGAAAGTCACCAAACGATGTGTATGGTCTAAGACTTTCAATCTTGGCAATAACCTTGTCACCAAGGCCCTTAATGCCATTAAAGCCAAACAGAATAGAGCCGTCAGAGGCAATATTAAAACCACCAGTAGATTGATTCACATCTGGTGGCAAAACATTTACACCGTTCTTTCTGGCATCCTCTATGTACAATGACTTTTGCGTAGCATCAGACTCATAAGTAATACAAGCAGCAAAAAATTCACTTGGATAATTGGCTTTAAAATACGCTGTGTAATAAGTTAGCAAAGAATAAGAGATAGCATGGCTTTTGTTAAAACCGTACCTAGCAAATTCTTCTAAGTCATCAAATAACTTAGTAACCACATCTTTGTCTTGACCATTACGAACAGCACCATCAACAAAACTATCCTTAAGTTTTAGCAGCTTTTCTCTATCTTTTTTGGCAATTGTCTTAATAAAAGCCATAGATTCAATAGTGTTAAAGCCACACATATCTTCAGTAAGTCTCATAATTTGTTCTTGATATATACATAAGCCTTTAGAGTCTTTAAATATATAGTTGAACTGAGGCAAACTAAATTGATGCTCTTCTAGTCCATGAGAACGAGCAATATATGATTCTAGGCAACCAGGAATACCAATAGGGCCAGGGCGATACAAAGAAATAATAGCGCTAATATCATCAATAGTCCTTGGTTTACATTTTGTGGTAAATGCAGAAATAGCATCACCTTCAATCTGGAAACAGCCTAAAAGATTACTAGTACATAACAAATCATAAGTATTACTATCATCTACAGGAATATCATATGGATAAGTATATTCAAAGTCAGGATGTCTTTGTCTAACAAGATTAAACGACAAATTAATAACATCTAAGGTTTTTAGGCCCAAGATATCATACTTTACAAGACCGATAGTTTCGGTTGTTCCACCTTCAACTTGGGCAATATGCATGCCCTTAGATTCAAATAGTGCAACATAGTCAGTAATAGGAGTATCAGCTAAAATAACACCACATGGATGTCCACCAACACTCTTAATACAACCTTCCATTTTACTTGCATAGTCAACTATCTCTTTGAAGTCTGGCTCTGCATCATATTTCTTTTTAAGATCATTGGATTCTTCTAATGCAACCTTAATTGACTCAGAATTATCTGGAAACAGCTTTGTCCATTCATTGGAGTCTTGAAAAGAAACATCTTGAATACGACAAACATCTTTAAATATATTTTTGGCCTTAGCAAAGCCAAAAGTTCCAATATGAGCAAACCCTTCACCATACTTATTAGATAGATAAGCAAATACATCATCGCGCCTAGATTGTTCAAAGTCACAATCCACATCGGGAAAGCCACCACCAACTGTCTTAATTCTAGAGACAGGCTCTTTAGAAGTAACACCAATTAAATATGCAATATTAGAATTATTAGGATTTTCATCAATAGAAACTTCATCAAGATAAAGATTAAATAAATAATCGTCTAAAAAATGAAGCTCTAAATGATTAAGCTCAAACATAATATTGTTATGATTTTCAATAAACCAAGGATGACCAGCATACTGGGTAACAACTTCACGAAGATTTTTATACATTGGTGACAACATCCAAACAATAATCTGGATAATGCATGGCTAATTTTGACAAATACTCATCATCGACAGAAATATGGTTACAAGTGGCCATAAAAGACATTGGATTAATCTGCAAGATTTTCAAAGAAGGCCAAACTCTTTTCCACACATTTACTATTACACTTTGCGAAGTTTCAAAATAAAAATCTCTTAAAGTGTTATTGGCTGTATGTAGCAATACCATCATGGCTAATGTAGTAATAGTAATAAGACCAAGCTTACAAGAATGCGGATGCACAAAAGAGTACAGAGAACTTATATTCCTTGAATCATTGTATGTCAACATAAAACAACCAATGTCTTTATCATCCTTAGATACCACAAAGACTGCAAAAGCATCAAATGCTTTTTGTACATCTTGAAAATCTTGAATGATAATATCATCTGGCATATTGTTATAAAAAAATGAATTTTGATAAGCAGGATTAAAAAACATTAAATACTCTTCATCTTTAATTGGGCGATACGTTATCAAGACGTTTATCCTTATATTTGTTAAGTGGGTAGCCTGGCAATTCAACTAATGGTAACTTGGCACGACCAGGATTCAACATCCTGCTAAACAATAAGCCATATTCAATTGGGTCAACCTTAGTAATCCCCAAAGAGAATGTAACCAATGAACCAGCGGCACTACCTCTGCCTGGACCAGTAAGAATACCAATGCTTCTGGCATAATTAACATAATCTTCAACAACCAAGAAATAGTTGCCAAAATCCATCTTATCAATGATATCTAATTCATACTCAAGTCTATCTATATATTCTTGTTTTTTTTCATTGTCAAAATTATTTTGCAATGCATATTCATCAATAAAGGTTAGACCCTTAATGCGTAAATCGTGAACTGCATTTTGAGATGGCTGAGGATAGATTGTTTTTCCAATAACATAATTAACATTACACATTTCTGCAATCTTATTAGTGTTTGCAAATGCTTCCGCATCGTACGAGTCATTGAAGTGTTCAGCTAATACATGATATGGTTTAAGATAATAATGCTCCTTTGTGTAAAACATTGAGCTTTCATCTGTATCCTTATTGTTATCGGTGAGTTCGCCATCTTTAACTTCACGTTTCTTCTTAAAAGAAGAACCAGTATTGATTGATACCAACGCTCTATGAAATTCACTTTCATGCTTGTATGTATAATGAGAGTCAACAGTAATAATTAAAGGGATATCTAGTTTAACAGACAGCTCTTTTAAGAAATTATTAGCAGGAATCTGCTCCTTATCCATACCAGTATAGATAAGTTCCAAATAATAGTTAGCACCAAAGATGGACTTAAACTTTTTAGCCCAATCTTCAGCTTCTTCCAATCTACCAGACATGAATTTTTGATTAATAACACCACCTAAACAGGCGCTAGTACAAATCAATCCTTCAGAATACTTAGCAAGTTGCTCAATGTCAGTACGAGCCTTATAGTATTTGAACTTAGTCCAACTATCACTAGTCAACTTAATCAAATTCTTATAGCCAATATCGTTGTAAGCAATCAAAATAATATGGGCAGCAGGCTTTTCACCTTCAATCTTCTCTTTTACAAGACCACTACTAGGAGCAATATACATTTCATTGGCAAAGATTGGCTTCATGCCATGCTTCTTACATGTATTCCATAAATCATAATGACAAAATACATTACCATGATCAGTAAGACATACACCTTTCATGCCCATGGCTTTGCAACGCAATACATAGTCTTCTACTTTGCTAAATCCATCAAGGACAGAATAAATAGAATGACCATGCAAGTTGGTATACATGCCAATATCAGATTCTAAAATATCATCATTCAGATCGCTCATATTTAAATCCTAGCATTGACAGCATATTGTCAATAATATGTTGTTCTGGAGCTTCATAACAAGATATCATAGTGTTGCCCAAAACACAGCCACCAGGAAATATCCACCAACCAACAGGCTTTGGAGGTGTAATTAAGCGACAATGACCTGGAGCTTCATCTACAATTAAACCATAATCAAGCATCTAATAAACCCTCATTAATTGAATCCTGCATATAGTGTGTAACTTTTGCAATTTTAGCATCTATAGCCTCTTGGTTTCCAAAAGCAGTCAAGTCAAATCCTACATCTTTTAACATTTGAACTATTGCAAAAAGATCATTTAACTCAACAACAACATGTTCAAAATTGGTCATTCGAATATTGGAAGACTGATTAATACTATTGCAACCAAATCGGTTACACTTAGAAGAGGCCTGAATAATTTCTGATGCCTCTTCTTGTAAAAGTTGAAATAAGTATTGAATTTTATTCATAGCGTACTCACATCAATATATGCAGAAATGTTAATATATTCAAAATCATTATTAGGATACCATTGTCTAAATAATGATAAACATGTATACATAAAACCATAAACATCAGAGTAATACACAGATACATTGTCAAATACATCGACAATTGATTCAACCCATAATTTATATTCAGCAAAATCTGCAAATGTCTTGTCTGGAATATAGATTTTTTCAAGTCTAATTAATTCATACAACAAATTGCAACTATGCAAAAGACTTAATGTTAATGCAGCTATAGAAGAATATTGACTAAAGTTTCCAAAGCCAAAAGAATAAGCACATTGAAAAGCAGAAATAATTTTATCATACGAAAGATCTGTTGAAATACAAAAAGTATTTTGCTCATCGTTAGATGTGCCAATCTTTACTTCATAAATATCAGACATTAATAATTTCCGTAGACTTACTTGGTTTAAATTTAAGAATCTTCTTAGCAGGCACTTGAATAGGTGCACCAGTATGCACATTACGACAAACGCGAGCTTGTCGCTCAATTGTTTTAAATGTACCAAAATGAGGCAATCTAACAACTCTGTCTTTAGCGTCTGTTATAATCAAGCTAAGAACTTGATCTAAAATGCGTCTGGTTTTTACTTTTGTAAGTCCATGAGATACTGATACAGTATCTACAATTCTTTTAATTGACATTAATTAACTCTTCTTCTGTAGTAATGAAATAAGTAGTGGCGCGCATAGCGTCCAAAGCTTCATAAATTTTCATATCTTTATTAAAATGCATTAGCTTTATTAGCTCAAACATATATTGTTGAGGAGAATACATTTCATCAGAACTAAATCCAACAATTTCTTCACCCAAGTTTGCAAACCAAGTAATAGAATTGCTTGGTAATTTATCCAATAAGTCTTCAGTAGCAACATCTTCCAAAAGCTCATCGTACATATCTTCTACGAGATAGTCGCCAAATAAATCAAGTTGTTTCGACATAAGGAACATATCCCTGCTTCATAAGCACTAGTTTTAAATCTGGCGCTCTATATAGTTCAGACTTCTGAACCTTACCTTCTGCATTTCTAATTGGCTTACCATCCTTGTCAAGCTTACTCATATTAGATGAGTGCACCTCTTCAAAGCATTCGTCTAGATTAATACCAAAAGCAATACCACCGCCTTGAACAACATAGTCCAAATCTGTAAATGCATCTGCAGATTCAATCATATCGACATCAAAATCTTCAGGCTCCAATGCTTTAATGCAATTGTTAAGAGTTAAAAAAGATGCTTTTGCAACATCAAGAACATGATGTTCGTTATATCCAGTAATAGTAACGGCATCAAATAGCTCTTCAAACTCTTCAATGATTAATCTTAATCTTAGCTTAATAATGTCAACAGCTGGAATAGTAGGTTGGACTGGAGTAGCCTGACCAAAAGTAGACATAAAATGTTTTACGTCTGTAAAATGACTCATAATTTATAACACTTAATTATATTTTCAATCTTAGGTCGAAATACAACAATTGCAGAAGGAAATGGAGCAGCATTTGGCTGATTGCCAAATTTAAGTCTTCCTACAATAAAATATATTTCACCATGAGTAGCATACTGAGTCCACCATTTTGTATCAGTTCTAGCTGGTACAAGGCAAACTACAGTAGCATTATTATTAATGGACGAAGACAAAGCTTTATCCATCCATTGTCCAATGGTTCTACCATATGGAGGATTCATCCAACATACACCAGTCCACTCCTGAGCCAATCCATCCTGTTCTTCAGTATAATAAGACGCACACTTTGTATTTTCCGAACTGGCACAAACATCTAGTGTGAAATTAAAAATACCATTCAAAGAATCGAATAAATGCTGAGGAGTAGACCAGAGGTCGCTAGCGCTAGAAAAGTGTAATTCATTGTTCACAAATCATTTTTCCATGGCATATTTTTTAAAGTATGAATCACTTCATCTTCTAGAGTAATTGGGACTCTATGTATCTCAACATTTAATCCAAACTCATGCGTTAGATAGTCTAAGTTCAATGTCCAATTGTGCATAGACCTGCTAACATACTCAGCGACAGATTCTTCACAATGCTTATACACTTCAGCCCATGTCCATTTATTAATGGTCTTAAGTCTATATCGCACCTTTGCATCAATGCCAACAGCAAGAGCTCTACCATAGTGCTTACATTCATGACACGCTGGACACAAAGCAATTAGTCCAGTCAATGTTTGAGACAATGATTCATGGTCATAATGCCAAACCTCATGTGCTTCAACATTCCATTTGCGACTACGCTGACCTATTCCAGTCTCACCACATATCTCACATCGGTATTTAGCACGCTTATAACACCAATCTTTGACCTCCGACCACTCCTTAGTTGTTAGGTGGTCTCTAACATTTGACAGCCAACAGGTTTTTGGAACAAGTTCAGTATGCAAAGAGATTGGCTGCTCAACAATATGATGGTCCAGCTTGGCAGTATTAGTCAAAGCATCATCAAGTGGCATAGGGTTGCGATATGCAAGTTTTTGAGACTTTCGTTTTGCAGCCTGAGCTTTAAATTCATCAGTCATCAGAATTCTCGTCAACTGGCTCAATAGAGTCAATTTCAACAAGAAGAGTTGCAGACTTTACTAAGGCTTGAAGCTCTTTGAAAGCTTCTTGATTTTCTGGCTCTCTATACCAAGAGATGGTGTTGACTTTGCCATTCCACTTCATTTCATTTGTCTGACCCTTTGCAAAGTATGTCCATGCTCCAGAAGAAACTAAAACACCACGCTTAATTGCAACTTCAATTGTTTCTCTATATTCATCAAAACCCTTGCCAAAGAAAATAGATGTAGTTATCTCACGATAAGGAATACCAACTTTATTTTTAATAGACTGATAGCGAACCTCTACACCAATCGGATCTTTGGTTTTTGGATGCAATATAGTATCAACCTTAGAAACTCTGATTCTAACACTATAGAAAAACTTCATAGT